TGGTACTCTTTTTGGGGCTGGATTTAATGCACTGGAAACCCCTTTAGAAGAAAATTTAACACCAGAACAATCACTAGAGAAAAGGCAAAGCCAATTTATTACTGGTGGATTAGGTGGTGGTGCGTTAGGGGCTTCACTTCCTGTTGTAGTTAAGGGTATTGGTAAATATACACCTATTGCAATTGAGAAGGCAAAAACGCAAGTTATGCAAGTGCCATTTATTAACAAAACTGTTACTAATATGAACGCTAAACAGGCAGCAGAACAATTAGACGCAAAACTATTTGATTTTAAAGCGTTAACTGATAAAGCGTTAGGTGGCGACCCTGTAAAAATTATTAGCAAACGTTTAAAGGGGCGTGATTTAGGGCAATTGCAAAAGCAACTAGAAAGCAATACTGATATTACACTTGCAGATATTGCGGGTGATGAAATAAGGGGGCTGACTCGTAAAGTGGGTAAGGCTTCGGGTGGTGCTAGAAATTTAGTGCATGATGTACTAGAGAATAGAGCAAATGCGACTTCTGATAGGGTTTTAAAAACTATTAATAGTAGTGTTTCAAAAGTTGATGATTACTATCAAAATATAGATGATATTGCTAAATTACGTGCTGAAATGTCTGCACCTTTATATAAGAAAGCTTATGAGGAGGGTGCTGATATTGTAGATGATAGATTGGAACAATTTACAAAAGACACAAATGTTGTTGAGGCTTATAATTATGCACAAAAGTATTTAGGTTTAACGCAAGAAATGAAGCCTAATTCACTGGAGGCTTTAGATAAAGTAAAGCAGGCTTTATTTGACAAAGAAAGTAATCTAATTAGAAATGGATATAATAACGCTGCTAGATTAGTAGGGGATACAAGGCGTAATTTAACTAATGTATTAGATGAAGTTTCACCAACATATAGTAAAGCCCGTAAAACATTTGGTGGTTTTGCTGAACTACAAAATGCACAAGAGTTAGGAGCTACTTATCATAAACTTGGCATACCTGAATTAAAACAAACAATAAAAGACTTAACACCAGCACAATTAGACGCATTTAATATAGGTGTAAGAAAAAGCCTTGAACATCAAGTGTATAATACTGCACAATCTGCAAATGAGGCGAAAAAGATATTTGGTAAATTACTGCAACAAAAGCAGTTAAAATTAGTTTTAGGTAAAAACTACGATCAATTCGCAAAAAAAATGAACGACGAAATTAATTTTAACGAAACTAAATTTAACATATTGGGCGGTTCAAGGACAGACTACAACCAAATAGATGACGGTCTATTTGCAGATACAGTGGTTGAGGCTGCTAGGGGTGGAAAATTAGAAATAACACGCCATGCAATTGATGCACTTGCTAACTCTCTGACAAATAAGTATATTGGTATTAACGAAAAAAATGCAAAAGTTATCGCTAATATATTATTAGATAACAAAAAAGGAAAGATTTTCTTAGACAGATTAATTAAAGGTGAGAAAAATTCTTTACAAAAAATGATTAAAAAAGAAATAGCAGATGATATGCAGGATTTACTATGATTAGAGAGTGGTTTTTTGGTTCGATTTTATGGGCAGTTATCTTATTAAGATTATCAATATATATATTGTTGCCCTTAGCAGTTTTAAAGTTTTTATTTTTTTGAGGTAAGCAATGGCAGGTTGGGACGGAGTAGGTAATTTCACAGTTACATATAACTGGGAAGATGATAAAGCAAATAGTATTCCTATTACGGCAGCTAGGGTGGAGCAAGTAACGGGCGTTGATATTGTTGGTGGGTTAAATAACTGTAGAACATTAGACGGTCAGAACGCACCTACTGCGGCGTTACCAATGGCAACATATAACCATACTAATGTCGGTAATGCTACAGCTAGAAATGAATATCTAACAATGGGGCAATACCAAGATAATGGTGGTGTTTATTTTACATCCACAGGTTCAAGTAATGCGTATGTGTTAGCTTTAAGTCCTGCAATTACAGCTTATGCAGCGGGACAGGAATTTGTATTTAATGCTAACTTTGCAAATACTGGGAGTGCTACAATTAACGTTAGCGGATTGGGTGCTAAAACACTACAGTATGCAGGACGTAATTTAGTTGGTGGTGAGATTGATTCAGGGCAAATTGTGAAAATTGTGTACGATGGCACTAATTTTCAAATATTATCTAACTTAAACGATGAATATAATTCATTAAATATATTATTAAATATGGAAATTTTATCATAAGGTATGTATTATGGCGGGTGTTACTAAAGAATTATTAAGCGGCTCAACGAATGGCAGACAAATTAAGGTCACTGGCACAAATACTGCTGGTGCGGTTACTATCCACACAGCAGATGCATCAGCAAATGATTTTATTACTTTGTTTGCTAATAATGCACACAGTGCGAGTGTTTTATTAACTATTGAATGGGGTGGTACTACCGACCCTGACGATATTATAGAGATTACATTGCCGAAAGTAGGTATTGACGGTGATGGCGATAGAATGATTGTTATCAATAAACCATTAACTAATAGCTTGGTTGTAAAAGCATTCGCAAGTGTTGCAAATGTGGTAAAAATTAGCGGTGATGTAAATAGGGTATCGTAATGTTTATTGGTAGAAATGCACTTAATATAGGATTGCAAAACATTCTCAATATTAAAGGTGGTAATATTAAGAATTTTGAAATTACTAGTGGTACAATTACATCTGGTAACACAACAGGAACAGTAACGCTTTCTAATGCAGTAAATGAAGATAATACCCTTATTTTAGGTTTTCATAATTTATTTAAAGCTTCGTCAAGTTACCAATATAACGCCACTAAATGGGAATTAACTAGCACAACTGAAATAACTTTAACACGTGATACAGCTTCTGCAACTCCACCTTATGATACAATAGGTAATGTTGATTTTTTTGTTATTGAATTTGAGGATAATATAATTTTATCACAACAAATAGCTACATTTACTGTTCCTTTAGGTGGAACTGCAGATAGTATTACAGACACTATTTCATCTGTTGATACTAATTATTCATTCCCTATTTCTTACGGTAGAATGTCAACAGCAGCTCAAAGTAATGGTTCTTCAACAGCGATGCCAACAGGATTTAATTTTTCTTTTAACAGCTCTACGGAAGCACAAATAGATACAAGAATAGACGGTAGTGCTAATACACATGGTAGAACTGAATATGTTAATATTGTAGAGTTTGTTTCTGTGTAGTTGTGGCGGTTGAAAAAGTGTATATTTCAAGTTGTAATTGTTGTATAATTAAGAGATAACCCCACTGAGGATAATTATGTCTATAGAGGACGCAATGAAAGAGATTAGGGAGGCTCTCAACGGTGTGAGTGAGATTGTGACAGATATACGCATTAAACAGGCACGTCACGAGGAAACACAAAAGAATACAAATAAATCAATTGAAGAGTTAAAAGAAAGTATTATTAATAAGTTTAAAGATTCAGATTTTAAATTAGAAAAACACAAAGAAACACAAAACGTAATCAATAAATCACAACAAGACAAAATCGATAATATAGATGCTAAAGTAGACGCTCAAAGTAAATTTACTCAACGTATTATTATTATATCTGGTGGTATTGGTAGTTTAATTACATTGATAATTAAAGAAGCCCCACTTATAGTGCAGAAAATATTAAATTAAGAGGTTGTTATGCCTAATTTTAGTAACGCATCAAAATCAAAATTATTAACCACTGATGTAAAATTGCAACAATTATTTAACGAAGTTATCAAGCATGTTGATTGTACTGTATTAGAGGGGCATAGAAACCAAGAGCGTCAAGACCAGTTGTTTCGCCAAGGAAAAACAAAAGCTAAATATCCAAAAAGCAAACATAATAGTTACCCATCAAAGGCGATTGATGTAGTGCCATATCCTATAGATTGGAATGATAAACAACGGTTTGAAGTATTTGCTTCATTCGTAAAAGGGCTTGCAATTGGTATGGGTATAAATATACGTTGGGGTGGTGATTTTAAAAGTTTTTATGATGCCCCACACTTTGAGTTGGTGAGGGGGTAGTATGGGCTGGTTATCAAATTTAGTTGGTGGGAATATTGCACAACCAATTGATGCTATAGGCAATACGCTCGATAAGCTGTTTACTAGTGATGAGGAAAAGTTGCAAGCAAAGGCGGTTATTGAGAAATTAAGACAGCACCCCCTTGAATTACAGGTAGAATTAAACAAGTTAGAGGCTCAACATAGAACGGTATTTGTAGCAGGGTGGCGACCTTTTATTGGTTGGATTGCTGGTTTATCGTTAGGGATATATTATATACCACAATACATAATAGCATCTTATATATGGGCTAAATTATCGTTAGAGGCTAGTGCTATACAACAATACCCTACTAATGCAGATGGATTATTAGAATTGGTTCTAGCTATGCTTGGTATGGCGACTTTAAGAACTGTGGATAAGTTAGCAGGTAAAGCAAAATAGCTATAATTGATTATATAGATTTGTCAACATGAAAGAAACCGACTTAGTAAAATCAATAGAAAGACAATTGCAATATCATGCTAACGACGTTATGGCATGGCGACAAAATACAGGCGGTGCAAAGTTCAAAAAGAAAGGCGGCGGTGAATACTTTGTAAGATTTGGCTTCCAAGGTATTAGCGATATTATAGGCTTGATTGCACCACATGGACGTTTTGTTGGTATTGAGTGTAAGGTTGGTAAAAATAAAATGACGGAACAACAGTTGTTATTCGGATATGGTATATTAAAGCGTGGCGGGATATTTATTGAAGCCCGCCAGCCTGAAGATTGGAAAGAGATATTTAATTTTGACAGCGATAAATGGTTTAAAATAGTTACTGAGCAGATGCAAAAGCAGGGTATTGTTATTTAGTCTTATTTTTTATACTTTGGTCTTTTAATATCAATTCAACCACTTTTTTTGCGAAATTTTCTACAGATTCTGTTTTGTCTACGCCATATAATGTATTTAAAATCTCTTCCCATAATTCTGCTGTTTGGTAGTTATCTGATATTAATATGTTAGCCATTAATGCTTCATAGTTACTAATTGTTAATTGTTGCCTTTCTATTATATCTAATGCATCTTTAATTATTATAAAATGGCTTTCTGTGTTCTGAATATATTGAAAGTCTAAATCTCTTAATTTTGTCATTTTTGCTCCTCATGTTAAAAATATTGCGTTTCTTTTACATTACCAAGTGGTCACAGATTGTGACCGCTTTATATATCTGAATAACAAAGATAAAACCTCATAATCCTCATTAATATAAATCTTCTTACCTATAATCATATGAGGCTGACGTATCCCTTTACACTGCCAAATACGCTCGGGATAGTATTTATCTTTTAAATGGACTCTTGCCATAATCAATCCTTTTTAGGCTCTGGTACGAATGTAGATGTGCCAAGGCTAAAATCCCGATATATCCACCCACCTAATACTCGCTGTACATATGTTTCGTTTCCGAGAACGCATTCAGGATAAATATTAATACCCTCATGCAACTTCATATCCATTAATTCTTGTTCAGTCATTTTTTTCTCCTTTAATTTATCATATTGTTTAATGCCCTACACAATAAGTCTATAAACTTCATATCTATAAGTAATTTTTTTCAACTAAATATTTGACAAGTATAATACCCATGGAATAACTAACAATAACTCCAAAACCTTGTAACTCCACCAACACAAAGAAAACAAAAACAAATGCCATCAGATAAATATAGAGTTGAATTAGTATAATTCTAATCAATACAACCTCTCTTTATATTCATATTATTTTATTCCCCTCATTTCAGGGCTGCCGAAACAGCCCTTTGTTGTTATCTTCTGCGACCACAACCAGTACTAGTTGGATACTCGCAAGTATTTCTAGAATTATAAGTTACTTCTTGCTTGATTTCAGGTTTACAGTCATAACCAGTTGCAGTAATTAAAGCTTTTCTTACTCTATCGTCATTCTGACATAATATAGTATTACCAACCTCAATACCATACTGCTCTGTAGACAACTTAACTAAACGCTGTAAATCACAACCCTCATCAAGTGTAGTTTTCCCAGCACTCACACCAAAACTCGCACCTTGAACACCTACACTAATCGAACCTAAGCAAACACTTGTAGCAGTTAAAGATGGTGCATACGCTGGATTAACTGGAATCTTACTTTGCTTGTTAACAATATTAACATCAGTATTTACATCACTCTTTAAGTCTGAGTTATTACCCTCGTTTAACGCTCCATTAATGTTATCGTTACGGCTCTTATTGCCTCCGTTAACAGCTTTATTACTATTTATTAAACCTTGAGCTTGCCCTTGTTTTTGGGTATTACTTGATTTAATAGTATTAAGTAGTTTCTGATTATTCTTTAAAGTATTAGTATTCTTAGAATTACCAGATTTATTAACTCCTGCAATTCCTAGACCTAAACCAGTAGCATTACTGTTAGCCTTGGAGTTACTTTTAGCGTTACCACCATCACCGCCATAAGCAGAAGCATGCGGATTGTTTGTTGTGCTGTTATCAGTTACAGAATTATCATAATTATTATGATGGTTACTTCCTGCATTAGCACCAGTTGCCATCATTGACACTAGTATTGTAGTTGTTAATAGTTTTTTCATTTTAGTTTCCTTTTTGTTTAAGTTGGCAAAGGCACTGAGAATCGAACTCAGGTCTTCGGTTTTGGAGACCGACGCTTTAGCCACTAAGCTATGCCCTCATAGAAATAAGCAGTTTCAGTCATGCTTAGGACTATTCTTTAATCGCTTGGCAACATTCCCAACGCCTGCATATACAAATCAAGTATTGTTTCTTGCTCCTGTCTATCTGCTGCATCTAATTTACGCTTTTTAATAACCTCACGTAATATCTTAACATCAAATCCATTAGATTTGGCTTCTGCATATACTTCCTTAATATCCTCAGCTATACCCGCTTTTTCTTCTTCTAAACGCTCTATACGTTCTACGAACTGCTTTAAGTGTTCGCCTGCAAATCCACCGAAATTAGTCATTGTTTCCCTCATATATTTTATAAAACTTTAAATCATCTTCTATTGTATGTTTTATTTTAAGATGTATTTCATCGCCAGATAATTCATACATAGATTGACACCAGTTAATTTTTGCTTGTAAATAATCTTCATATTTTTTGTAGTTCATTTTATTACTCCATACTACAAATTAAACCAAAACCTAGTGAAGCTGCACAATACATAACCCTAGCAAAAGATATTCTATCGTACTCACCAGTCACCCACATTAAATCCCAACTAACGAACGCAAAGCACAGATAAAGTACGATAAACGATATTAATATAGTAATTATTCTTTTTATCATCTCGTTAACTCCATTACACATTCTTCAATTGATTCATAGGGCATATTCTCCGCTATCTTTTCGCAGTGTTTTTCTATAGTAATATTGATTTCTTTACTACCTATAGAAAGTCCTAATCCAAAAAATGCTATTATTAGAAATGTAAATGCTATTATTATACTATTGTTCATTTCTGTATCCTTTATTATTCTTTGACTATCACACTATATAGATGCTTATCTTTTAATGCTTGTTCGGCATGGTCAAGTTTGGTTTGTAGTTTATCAATTTTTTGTTGTTTCTTATGTTCTATACTTTCTATATCTTCCCTCAATCCTTGTATTATACTTTCCTTAGTTTCTAATTGACCCTTTAATCTATCCACCACATCATCAATAGATTGTAATGTGTTTTTTACGAATAAATCTTTATCTAATACATACATTGCTTCCATACACCATCTAAAATCGCCATTATTAAGATGGCAGCAATAATTATTTACGTCCCAATCAATACTTTTATAGCCTGATTTTGAAGTGTAAAACTTATAGATGTCATTAAATTCTTGTAACTGTGACTGTAATTTTTGCTCAGTCGTTAAAAGATACTCTTCTTTCTCTTTATATTTACGCTCTAATTCTTCCTTATATTCTGTGGCTTGCAGCTCAAAAATAGCCCTATACTTAGATTTATAGAAATTATTTATTTTAGTGCGATAATTTAAAAGACGCTTTATATTAGTCATTACTTCATGCCCTCATAAAGTTTTTTTACCTCATCACCAGACATTGCATTCTGTATGCGTTCGTTTGGGGTTTTAAGTTTGATAGCAGCGAATAACTCCATTGGTTCGGAAGTTGTGCCATCTTGTTTGATTAATATATACATTTCATTTCCTTTGTTTTGTTGCCGATAAGTTAACTGTAACATTCTATGTTTCACTTGTCAATACCTTTTCTTTATAATTTTGATATTTTTTTTCACTAGTTATACAATCAGGTGATAGTTGCAAGTAATTCATAATCTTGTACACCACTTTATCAGAATAACGTGTTTGATTTAACACACCGCTAACGTGAACCCTTGTATAACCTATATTATTAGATAGTTCTGTAATTGATATTTTGTGTAATTCTACAATATCCTTTAATCGTTTGATTGCATCTTCGGGCAATTCATTTATTAACCACATACTTAAAACCTATATTAATGTTATTTCTTATATTGTAATATATTTTTGCATAAAGTGCAACATTTTATGTTGCGGTGCTGTACGTATTATGATACAATTATTTTTATCGGCAACTTAAATAAGGAAATAAAAATGTCAGACGAATTAACTCTATATATTGTTAAGTCAATTAATCAAAAAGAATTAGGAGTAGTAAGGCAATATAAATATAATGCTTTTGCTAGCCTTGAGGATTTAGGGGAGTGGCTACAGGCTAACGACTTTAGCTATCATGATATTAAATCCGTGCATTTAAATGATTTTAATTTTCAGTTGATGTTCAATGAGGAATATGACGAGATAGAATCGCATAATGATAATGATGTTAATCTTTATATTGACGAGCTTATGGAAGAATGCGGATATAATGAAAAGGTTGCGTATGATGAATATATCGATATGCAAATTAGAGAATCTAGGGAGGATATGTAATGGCTAAAAGAATCTATGAGAATATGGAGCAAGGCTCTGATGATTGGTTAAAAGTAAGATGTGGTAAATTAACCGCTTCGAGATTGGGGGATATATTAACCCCCAAAACCCTTAAATTAGGTGCAGGAGCAAAAACACAAGCGTTAATTATTGCTGCTGAACGGATTAAGGGTATTGTAGAACCAGTCTATATTAGTGATGATATGGAACGTGGCAATGCTTTAGAGGCTGAGGCAGCTTTTTTATATAATAATAATTACCAACACTTATATCATGTTGGTTTTATTGAAAATGATAGTTTTGGATTTCCATTTGGAGCGTCACCTGATGGATTAACTACTGATAAAAAAGGCGGGATTGAAATTAAATCCCCACGTAGTCATCATCATTTAACTAATATATTGCATAATGATATTGATACAGAACATATATTACAAATGCAGGGCGTTATGATGGCTGGTGATTTAGAGTATATGGATTTTATCAGTTATCACGAGGGGTTGAAGATGAAGCCTATACGTATTGGACGTGATGATGAAATGATTGATATTATTGTTAATGCAGGACGTGAATTTGAAAGTATGGTGCAAGATATAATTAAGCAACATAACGATATTGACGGCATAGAAACAGAATTACCAAAGGAGATATAAAATGAGTATAAGAGAAGCATTAAAGCCAAAAAGTGACCAGTTAAACGCTGATGATTTAATTGGTAATATTACAAAGATAATTAAAATTACTGGTGTAAAAATCAACCTAAATTCAGACCAGCCAATTATTATTGATTATGAGGGTGGACAGGGTAGACCATGGAAGCCTTGTAAATCAATGGGGCGTGTTCTTGCTGCATTATGGGGTGATGACGAGTTGTTGTATATTGGGCGTTATGTTGAGTTGTATCGTGATGCTAATGTACGATGGGCAGGTGAAGCTGTTGGTGGGATTAGGATTAAATCATTATCCGACATTGTAAAGCGTGAAGTGTTAAGTATTACAATATCACGCAACAAAAAAGAACGTATTACAATTGAGCCTCTGCAAATTAAACAAGAAATACCAATTGAAGAGCGAGTAAAAAAAGCTATCAATGTATTACATGGTGATAATGTGAACGATAAGATTATTAATGCTGCTAGTTCGTTGCTAGGTAAGTTAGATACAAATAGCGATTTACATTATGAGCTAACACAAGCTTTAACGTTACATACGCAACTAGCAGAAGCACAACCCGAACAGGACTCGAACTCTGAGCAGCCAGCGTTTATAGTTGATGATAATCCATTTAATAAGGGGGAGTAATGGATACAATAGATGAATTGCGGATTAGAATTAGTGTATTAACTGATATTATATCATCTAATGATGATATATATGCTGCTGAAATGTCATATTTTGAGTCTGAACTAAAATATGCTAAAAGAGAGTTGGAGGAATTAGAGGATTAATATGGATAACACAGAAGACATACTTAATCGAGCTAGAAAGTGCATTGAGTATAATATGAATACTGCATTCATTAATGAACGCAATCATAAATTATCGCATGATTTACTTGATGAGATGTTACAGCGGGGGTTACGATTAACTCCTGAATATGTCGAGCTTGAGGAGATTATAAATAAAATTGATGGTAGTATCGATTGGAGTGGTAGTTAACGAAGCAGCCAATATTTACAATACTGAATTTCATGATGTTCGGCAACAGGAAATAAAATGTTATTGGCTGCATTGTGTTTATTATAGCACAGATTTTAATTTTGTAAAGTAATGAAAAAAATAACCCCCTAGACAAAAGAAAGGAACTAAGGGGGCTATACGATTAATTAAAAGAGACAGGAGCGTTTATTATGATTCACACGCATTAATTAAACGCCCCTATTAATATAATATACAGCAATACATTTTAACGTTCAACTATTTAATTGATAACCAATAGTTGCAATGGTATAATATTATATTATGGCTTGACTGGGAGTAGCTAACCAGTGACAAGGGGGTAATCCAGTTACCCCGCCGATTTTAAAACTGGAGTAATTAAACTGGAGTTACATAATGTCACAAAAGATACAAGGCTGGATTAGTATCCACCGCACAATATGGGAAAACCCTTTATTCTTTTCCGAGCCATTCAATAAAACTCTTGCATGGGTTGATTTATTATTACTTGCAAGACATAAAAAAACACCTGAATTATTCTTTATTCGAGGTAATGAAGTAAGGGTAGAATTTGCTGAAATTGCACGTGCAGAATCGACACTTTGCGAGCGTTGGAAGTGGTCGAGAAGTAAGCTAAGAAATTTTTTAAAATACCTCGAAAAAGAACAACAGATTAAAATCATAAAAACACCTGCAATCAATAAGATAGCTATAGTTAATTATGAAAAATACCAAGAGGTGATACAACAGAAAGACGACAGAAAGACGACAGAAAGACGACAGAAAGACCTAAACAATAATGTAAATAATGAGAATAATGTTAATAATAATATTATCACTAGAATAAATTCTAGTAATAATATTATAAGCGAAAGTGATTTTAAAATTTTTTGGGATATATATCCTAAGAAACAAAATGAACCTCACACTAAAAATCTATTCAATCACGTGTTAAATACCAAGCAAGCAACAATCAATCAATTACTGGAGGGAGTACAAGCTTATGCTGATGCAATGAGAGAAACAGAAACTGAGTACAAATACATCATGACCCCCGATAGATGGCTAGAACGTTCTTGTTGGAGTAACACCTTAGAAAGTTATACAGGAGAAAATAACCAAGATGACTACTACAACAACATTATTAAACAATACAAAGAAAAATATGGAGATGATAAATGAAATTAACAATCGAAAATTTAAATAATAACATCTGCAGACCATTAGACGCTGTTTTTAATCACAATAGTAGAAAATCACCTTTTGAGAAAGTTGAAGCATATCACAAAGCTTTAAGATTCTTGCCAAACAACAATTGGGAAGAAGTAGTTGATTATATGATGGTTGAATGCGATAGATACCCAAAACCAAAAGATATCATCAAAGCCTATTACCACATTAACCCCAATTCAAACACTAAACCACAAGACGGTTATGTTGATAAATGGCAGAAAGCACGTAATGAACAAGATGCGATAATTAAACAAGCTATTATTGAGGCTTTACATCGTTATGATGTGGTACACCAACAAGCAATTCGTGAGGGTTGGGAGTTTAGATTAAAAGATTCAATGCAACAATTAGCAGAAATGCAGCTATATTTAATCGATGGAAAGGTAAGTTATGGTTACTCAGCTTACTTATTGCCAATCAGATTTAATGCGGATTTTGTGGAGATTGACGAGTATTTAAATTTAGTTGCAGGTTTCGTAATAAGCAACCAATTAACCAAGCCACATATCAACTTCACTGCTGAACAATTAAAAATCATTCGTTACAACTGGCAACTTGAGCATAAAGGTAAGAGTTATGAACAAGGCGACGGAGAAACAATTAAACATATAAGTGAGGCAATGAATAAAAAACCCGATTAAATTAATTTTTAAGGTGGTTACGGCTCGATATTAGGGTGTTGCGGTACATCTTATTATCTAGCTAGAATATGGCGTTTAAAATGGCTTTAAAATCGTTTTAATTTAGTAGAAAAATTTTTTACCCTAAATCAAAAATAATTACAATTAAGGGTTGACACCCTGTATTTACTATGTTAGATTGAAGTTATCGGCAACATAAACAAGGAAATTAAAAATGGAAACTTTAAACCAACAACTAAAAAACTTCAGATTAGAGCGTAAACTTTCACAGCGTGCATTAGCTGCTAGATTAGGTTGTTCGCATTCTTATATCGGACGCATGGAGAATGGACATTCAAAAATTAGACCATGTATCTTAACAAGCTATAAGTTAATAGGCTTTAAAGAGCAAACACAAGACAACAACACAACTTTCACCGATGAAGAGTTTAGGGAGTTGCAAGAGTTTCAAGATAAGCAGAAACAAATAAACAACGCACTGAGTGAAGATACTTTTAATCATGAATTAAGACTATTAAGAGTTGAACGTCATTTAAAACTTACTAATGACAACGACAATAACGCAGAAGATGATAACCCTATATTCAAAGACCTACCAATTAAATTCAAGAATATTGTGACACACGAACACTTACTAACTTCTATATTGTGCATAATTGGTCTTGCAGCAACACTTTATGTAATGTTCGTAACTCAGTAACCAAACACCTTATTAACCGCCTTATACGTACTGATGCGGCAGTGTGTAGGTAGCGTGTGTGCTAGTGATTCGTGTTGATAAGGTTATATGTATTCATAAAAATGAGAATCCAACACACGCACCGCAATTAATTAATAGGAGAATGAGAATGACAGAAGATATACTAAAAGAAGTTAAAAAAATATTATTTAGCTATAATAAATGGCGTAGAGGCGAAGAAGATATTAAGCAGCCAGAGCCTAGAGTGCTAGGGGTTGCTATAGATGATGCAATTACATTATTAGAAATACAACAAGCCCGCATTGAGGAGTTGGAGAATTTGCTTGAACAACCTATTGAAACAGCTATTAAAGATGATTCTAAAAAAGTATTAATCGAGCGTAAAGGCGATGATGTTTGGTATTATATTGGATATTGGGGGCAAGGACAAATAAGCGGTGAAGCTTGGGTATCAGAAGATGGTGCTGTGCTTTCACCTACTCACTGGCAACCATTAATAGGAGAATAAGTAATGACTAATAAAGAATTAACCATCATAGATAAAGCAGTAGGAGTTGCTATACAAGAGCGACGTATAGCATTAGGATTAAGTCGTCAAAAATTAGGGGATATGATAGGTGTAACACACCAACAATTACAGAAATATGAAAAAGGTATAAATCGTATTAGTGTTGGGAGGTTTTTTCATATATGCACAGCACTAGGTATTGATGACTTCAATGAGTTACTAGATGTTAGTGATGTAGTAGAAAGGCAGCACGATAGATTGACACTAGAAGTAACACGAGGCTTGCAGAAGTTAGATAGAAAAAAACAAGAGATTATAGCAGAATTAGTAAGGAGTTTAGGAGATGAATAAACTAGATAAACTATCAAAAATATTTTGGGATAATATGCTAACTGAATTCCCTAATAACACACTATTTGAAGATTTAAACGAACAATCAAGGGGTACATTGAGAAAGTCGGTTGATTTAATTCTTAAAGAATCAAAAGAAATTGACGAACAAGAGTTAATCGAAGAATGGGAACGTAACACACATGACAAAAAGTTATGGGGGTTGAGAAATGACTAACACAATAGAAAAATTTAACCAGTTTCACGATGAAGCTGAAATGATGGATAGAGTTATCGAAACTGAACAAGATAAAATAGATTATCTCAAGTTTAGATTTGGCGATAAAATGCTTGGTGAGGAAATAAGGGAATTAATCGAGGGTATTAAAGATAACGATTCACACGAAATATTAGATGGTGCAGGAGATGTTATTTTTATTGCGGTTAATACAGTGCATTTTTTAGGAGTTAAAAATATTATAAAGGATTGTAATATAGAATATTTAGTTAGATATTTAATTAAAACAAACCATACAACTAATACATTAATAAGTGCTATTGATTACGATTTAAGTTGCTTAGATAGTATTGATAGCGTAAAGGGTAAGGAGGTTAGTTATAATTCAATTTGTTTACTTTCTATAATTGAGTGTTCATTTACTATTATGGTTTTACGTTTAATAAGTTTAGGTTATACGCAAAAAGAATCAATTGCCTATGTTTGGACTATCCTAGACTGTATCGCAGACGCTAACCTTGCTAAACGTCATAAAGATGGTAAATTCCATAAAGTTAACGGAAAAATCATTAAACCAGAGGGTTGGAAAGAGCCGAGATTTGACGATATTATAGAGGGTAAAAATGTTCGGTAATCATACATGTGGTATAGGTGGTTACATAGGTGAATGTGGTGTTTGTAGGGCTGAAAGAGAAGCACAAAGCAATTGTTGGGGAAGTGTGCCAACCATACAAAGACTAGAATACAAAGAATTAATTAAAATGAGAATGGGGAGATTAGGGGTGAAAACAGATAAAGAAATATATTTAGAGAAGTTACTAGATATTAAACAGGAAATAGTCGACCAAACACGCTATATCCAAGATAAACCTTTGACAAAAATACATAATAGTATAAAGACTCAAATAAATAAGATGTGGTTATTTTTTATAGTCTATATACCTATTACGATGTTCTTAGTAGGGTACTTATTATTAGAGGTGGTAAAATGATAGATAGTGACGGGCGTTATACAGAAGTAACTCTTGGATATAAAGGTTACGGGGATAAGCCTTATACACCCTTAAAACTTTTCCAAATACTAAAAGATAAACATAAATTGAAAAAGGATAAAAGAATGATAGATAAATTGGAAGTTGGTAAGACGTATGAATGTAGAGATGATTATACTATATGCTATATAGTCGCTTACGATAAAGTAAATGATTGTTTTGTAGGTCGCCATGAAGATGGTGTTAATTATTATAAGTATAGTTGTCAGGGTTCGTTTTTAGATAAGAACCGAAACTCAGACTATGATATTATGCGGGAATACAAAGAGCCTAAAACTGTTAGTGGTTGGGTTAATGTGTTTGCCCCTCCCTATAGCAATAAATGGAGTTTAGGGTGTTTATATCCAAATAAAGAATATGCAATATCTGACTTTAATAAAATAGACCATTGTGTTGGCTTTATTAAACTAGACAATATCGAGATTGAGGAGGTGGAGTGATGATAGGTAATATAAAAATGCGTATAGGAACTTCTTATACTTTACAAGGTGTTTATCGTTCTATAGAGGTTTATGGTATGGGTAGAGAATATGTGGCAAGTGTGAAAAAGCAATCGCCTTGGTATACCATATTTTTGTATGTGTTGGGCTTTGAAAGTTTATCACAAAAGATAGAGAATAAAATATGGAGAAATAAAGTTGCAAAAACAGCACGAGAACTAAAAGATTAGCATATAAAAGGAGGGGGTAAAAAATGACAGTATTTTTATTATATTTAATCACTAGGCTTGATGCTATTCAAGGACTTATACTTGGTTATATTGTTTTTGTAGGATTTTTCTCAGCTATATTGATTATGACAGCTATAATAGAAAGGACAGAAGAAAGTAAGTTGTGGATAAAAAAAGCCTTAATAAGTGTTTTAATAGCAGGTCTTTTGGGTGTAGTAATTCCATCTACGAAATCAGCTTTAATGCTTGTAGGTTTTACAACAATTCAAAATATTCAAGGTGTAGAACAATTGCCAGAAAAAACAGTAAAGGCAATTGATAAGCTTTTAAGTGATTATATAGATGAATCAGAAGAGGGTAAATAATGATAGATAAATTGGAAGTTGGTAAGAAGTATGTTGATAAAGCGGGATTTATAGTAAAAATAATATTGAGTGAATATGATTGTTATATAGGTCATCGTTATATACAAGGTCATAATGGTTCTAATGAGATTTATATTTATAAAGAAGATGGAACACCTCAAGATAGACCAAGGATAAAAAGTTTATATTTACAACAAGAACACAAAGAGCTTAAAACTGTTAGTGGGTGGTTAATTATCGCACCTAATGGAGGAATAATTACTGATAACTATACCACACAACACGGATTAACTACTAATATACCTTTTATAACAAAAGAAGACGCAATAAAGGAGGCAAAAAGCTTAGAAAATTTTACAGAGTTCAAAATTATCCACCTAGACAATATCGAGAGTGAGGAGGTGGAATAATGAATAAAGTAGATATTTTATATATTTTAGGTGGGGTTGTATTTATGATTTTATTTTTTAGTTGGTGTATGATGGATTTTACATGGTTATATGAACCATCAAGTAATATTCCAAGTGATGAAAGTTATGCGAATGGCTGCAAAAGGTTCATTATCCCATTTGCGGGTGTTTGTGTAGGTTTTGGGATTTTAGCAATAAAATATAGTGACTAAATAAGGGGGAATAATGGGAATAACACAAAGAGAATTTATTGAAGACTTAAAATCTGAAAAAGAAAGGTTAAAGCGACAACTAAAAGATACAGTAAAGCTTAAAGATATTGAAATTAGAGAGTTGCGTTGGGAGTTAAAGAAGTTAGGCGATGAGTTGAGGGAGTTGGAGAAGCAGCAAGAGTGGCAAGTAGTAGATAGTAGCCTAAAGGAGCATACTTCTTGGTTGGTATATTATGATGGAACTGGAGAGTACTATGTCTCTTGGAAGAGTAGAGGTAATAATTGGTTTATTGATGACGGAGGAGGTCTTTGTGAAATAAGCGCCCCTAGTCACTACATGTCTTTACCACAAGCACCAAAAGGAGAATGAGTAATATGGATAAACCAACAAGAAGAGAATATAACGAACAATTTGAGTATTTGTATAATGAAAGACTAGGAATGTTGTTATATGACAACATAACAGATAAATCGACACACATGCTTAAAATGGAAGCAACAGAAGAAGCAAAACAATTAATTAAGGAGTATTATCCAGATGAGTAGGCGGTTAACTTTTAAACAAAAAAATACAGACAAAGTAATTGATGCTATTATTACAACTCAAGAATTATTATTCCCATTCTATACTGTATATATTATGAAAGCAAATTACAGATGTGCAGTTGAGGAGGGTAATCAAGAAAAAGCCAAATTATATAAGGATAAGATAGAAGAATGTGAATCTATGTTAGATGATATGTTTAATAGGACTCCAGATAAAGATACATATAAACGTAGAATAAATAAGGTGCTTTACCATATAATGAATTTCTTAATGCCTAATGAGAATGAGCGTAAACATCTAACAACACAACATCATAATTTAATTATAATGCGTTCTATACGTAAATTACAAGATGATGGATTTTATTTAAATGGTGTACACCCATTATTTGAGGAGTGTATGGATTACTATTTTAATGAATGGGGACGTGAATATCATGAAATAGGGGGTGATAATAAATTTAAATCTATTGATAAAAAAGTGACAAAGTTAATCAATATGTTACGTGAAGAATATAATTTTTTTAAATATGTATATGAATTGGAGGCTGCATAATGCAAACAAGTAAACAAAAAGTAGTGGGTTCAAGAATCCAAGAATTTAGAATAAAAAGCGGATTGTCACAGCTAGAGTTAGCTAGAAAACTGGAAAACAAAACAACATTAGAGCAATTGCAAGATTATGAGTGTGGTAAAAATATTACATTCCCATTAATGAGTGATGTTGCAAAAGCTTTACGGATTAACCCAGCAGATTTATACCCTGAAACGATGGTGATGCCCCGCGATATATACGGTAAGCCTGCACCACAAGAGGAAACTACAGCAGGGCAAATGAGAAGAAAACCTAGTAAACATAGTTCTACACGTAAACATACAATGATAATGACACCAGAACTTGCTACTATATTTTATACACAAAGGATTAAAAGTGGTAAGACATTCAAAAAAATATCACAAGAAGCGAAAATATCACCAACATTAATTTCTTATGTAGAAAGAGAGATTCGCTCATTTTCAATTACTTCTATTCAGAAGTTAGCAGATTACTATGATATTGATATTTCAAAATATATAAAGGAGGCTAGTTAATGGGTGACGTGATTCAATTCCCTACAAAGGAAACATGCGATAAAACAGTGCCACATTTAATTTTACAATGTAGGAGTTGTGAGGGGCATGAGTGGGTAGTGTGGAAGTTCGGAATGGTAGAATGTGCTGATTGTAGTATGACATACACCATCAAAGATTTGTTTGAGGATTAAGGTGTTTATTTACCATAGATTGTAATAATAAGGAAATCGTGCTATAATTCATAATGTAATACAACGTAATCCCCTGATAACGATATGACGCAAAAGAAATTAACAGCTAAACAAGAAAGGTTTATTGAAGAATACCTTATAGATAATAATGCAACTCAAGCAGCAATCAGGGCAGAATACAGTGAAAAAACTGCTTACTCAATCGGACAAGAAAACCTGAAAAAACCTGAAATTGCAGAAGCTATAGCAGAACGACGTAAAACACTATCAGAAAAGACTCAATTAACTATAGAGGGGTTAGATAATTATATCCTCGAAATGGCAAGAATGGCACATAAAGCAAAAGACTTTGCTGGTATGAATGGGGCGGCTGATAAATGGGGTAAGCGTTTAAATGCCTTTAATGCAGCTGAAACTGATTCCAAACATTTTTCATTTAACATTACCACTACTCAAAAGGATTAAATGGATAGGTAGTATGCAAATTAACTACAGCTATGAAAGTGTACCTACAATAGAACGATTCTCAAATGATGATAGCTTTGTCCGTGGTATTATGGGTCCGTTTGGTTCAGGTAAATCAGCTGGTTGTACTGTAGAAATTATTAGACGTGCGATGGCACAAGAACCGGATGCTACAGGTGTCAGACGCACAAGATGGGCAATTATTCGTAACACATATAAACAACTTGAAAACACAACAATAAAAACATTTGAACAATGGCTACCGTTTAATTTATGCGGACGCTATTATAAAGCAGAACATCGCTTCGTTTGCACGTGTTTCCCCAACGTAGAATTTGAAGTGCTGTTTCTTGCTTTAGATAGACCAGAGCAGATTGCAAATTTACTATCATTAGAATTAACTGGAGCATGGGTTAATGAAGCTCGTGATGTTCCAAAATCTATTATTGATGGTTTATGTGGTCGTGTCGGTCGTTACCCTGCTAAAAAAGATGGTGGGGCTTCATGGTGGGGAGTGTTTATGGACACTAACCCGCCTGACGATGATTCTTGGTGGTATAAATACTTTGAGGAAAACTGCCCTTCTAATGCTAAGGTATTTAAACAGCCAAGCGGATTATCACCAGAAGCAGAGAATATTAAAAACTTACCTGATAACTATTATACTAACCTTGCTGTAGGTAAAGATCCTGATTATATCAAAGTATATATTAAAGGTGAGTACGGTTATGTTAAGGACGGTAAGCCAGTATATACTGATTATAGCGACTTCTTACATTGTAATGATGATGTTGTATTACCTGACCCTGAGAGTGGTATTAAATTTTTCAGGGGTTGGGATTTTGGACTTACTCCCGCTTGTTGTTTCTCATTCCTTGCACCTAATGGGCAATGGGTGGTGTTTGACGAGATGACCGCAGAAAGTTCAGGTATAGATAAATTTAGCGATGCAGTGCTACAACATTGTATCCTAGAATATCCTAATATAGAATGGGTTGATATTGGTGACCCAGCAGGGAATCAAAGAGTGCAAACTGATGAGCGTACTTGTTTTGATGTATTATGGGGTAAGAATATTAATATTATGGGTGGTGACCAAGACCCTAATATAAGGATTGAATCAGTACGTTACGCCTTAACTCGTATTAGTGATGGTGTTCCGTGCTTTAAATTAACAACAAAATGTAGTAAACTAAGAAAAGGTTTCCAAGGGCGTTATCAATATAGAAGAATGCAAACGGCAGCAGAAAGATATGTTGATAAACCTGATAAGAACGATTACTCACATGTTCACGACGCATTACAGTATGTGGCTACATATTTATTTGCAGATAGATTACGTGGGATTAAACCATACAAAGAGCAACTGCCAATAGCAGCAATGACATTTGATAGTATAGTAGAAGAACAGGAATATAACAAATGGAATTGATAAATGGCAGATACATATATTGCAGGTCTTACCTCAACAGTTGATATTTATAAGACAACAGATATAACTAATATCAGTATTAGTAGTGGGGTTCTTAAAACTAATGGCTATAAATTAGAATTATACGACAACGACGAGCAACTTATTCCGTTAGCTGGTGATTTAGCGTCAAGTACTGCTATCGGTACTTCGTATAATAAAGATATTATTATAGATAGATTCTTAGTTACTAGTGGTTCATTACAGAATGCGTTACGCTCATATACAAATAGTGCATTAGAGCCTTATTTTTCTAATTTTGCATTATATTATCAAATGAAGTCGTTTAGTGGTACAGACTTTACAGATAGAGCTTTACCACATATCAAGAAGATGCTAGACCAAGTAATACTTCCTAGACTAGATAGCACAGTTTATGTTGAAAATACATTTATACACACAACAGGTTATGTATGGCGATGCACAACAGCAGGAACAAGTAATTCTTCGGCTCCTACATTTACAGGCACAACTGTCAATGATGGTACTGTAGTCTGGACACGTGAAATAGAACACGCAACTAACCATACAGCTTACCAGATGGCTTATACTGATGATTTAAGTGCGTTAAAGAAGCAAGATGCCGATGATTCAGCTATGGCTAGTATATTCTTTATGGTTGCTGCTTATATCCAGAATACAGGCGATAAATCATGGTTAGCAGGTGCATCTAATAATGGTGCTAGAGCTTATTCAGTTATTATTGATGCAATATGGACTGAGTATCTTGCGTTGGTTGTGGTTAATAATTTGCCTTATGTATTTCAACAAAACACAGACCCAATTACAGGAGCTGCTAATAATGTAGATATTGGTGATGGTACAATAGTACCGCTACAATACGCTGCTGATAGTGCGGAGGTGCTAGGTGGTGCTAAGTTGGCTAAAGAATATTATAGGCTTGTTGGCGATAAAATAAGATACGACCAAGCAGAAACATTACGTGCTTCATTAGTGACTGGTATTAATGGGCTATGGAGTACAGATCATTTTGTGTATTTCTATGGAGATTTAGAGTTAGACACAAGCACAGCAGCAGAAACCGCAAGATGGTACGCACAAGCTATTGTTATGCTATATATGGATGATGACGAGCTTACTTATGATAAACGTCTAGCTGCTACAACTTACATGAATAACAAGATAAGTGATTGGTGGTATAGAACTAGTGATAACCCTCATGCTTCATTATTTCCTTTGTTATATATGCTTGAGAAAGGTAATGATTTACAGAAGGTGCAAGATGGTATTAGAATCCTAGAGCAAGATTATTTTGTGAATGTAACTAACGATTTAGTAATACTAGATACTGCTTTATATATTTATATTAAGCAAAAGTTATTAGGTAGACAGCCACAAATAACATATACACAACCAACAAAAGCTAGTTTTATTAATATTACTGCAAGTACATACACCGCTAGTGATATAACAGTTATATATGCAGACGCAACTAGCAACGCAATAACGATAACATTACCCGCTGTTGCAAGTGTAGTAGATAGAGTGTATAATATTAAAAAAATAGATAGTAGCGTAAATACTGTTACAATAGACGGAAACTCGTCAGAAACAATAGACGGTTCAACCACTGTAGTAATTTCCTCACAGTACGATAGTGTAACTATACATAGTAATGGAAATGAGTGGTTTATATTATGACTTATATAAGTGCAAAAGGTGTAACATCAACTAGCAACTCTACAACAACTCCTTTGGGAAGTGGTGCTACATTTACTGGGGTTGGTGAGCAAAATAATTATAGCCAAGTCGGGGTAATGTGTAAAACTGATAACACAGGAACGCTTTACTTCGATTTTTCTAATGACGGTACTAACTGGGATTCTACATTTCCATCTAGTGGATTTGAGGTTGCTGATGGAATATCGGAGTTCCATACTGCGGTTAAATTAGGTAGATATTTCCGTGTTAGGTTGGTTAATGATAGTGGAGCACAAACATATTTAAGATTAACAACTTATTATGGTGATAACTTTGTTCCGTCTGTTACGCCGTTAAATCAAACAGTAGGGATTGATAGTGATGCTACATTAACACGCTCAACAGTACCACAAGATGAAATTAGAATTGGTAGACGTGCAGGGGTTACTGGTTGGACGAAATTCGCTTATCGGAGTAACTTAACCTCTGGTGGTGGAGATGAAATTATTTGGGCAAATAGTACGAGTAGTGATACTTTCACACCTATGACTAGTGCGGATACTTTTGATATAGAATATGATGGTACTGCTGGTGGTAGTACAGATGGGGCGGGTACTGTAGGTGCAACTGAATTAACTATTAGTTATATAGATTCTACAGGTAGACCTGCAACAGCAACACATACATTAGGAACTGACGGTGACGATACAACTGCATTTAGTGGATTAGGTATTAATCGTGTAGCTGTATCAGCAAGTGGTACAAACAAAGCTAATAAGAGTGAGATTAAAATATCTACTACATCTGGTGGTAGTACAGATGTGCAAGCTATTATTCCAGCGGGTGGCAGTGTAACACAGCAAGCAATATATTTTAATGGTTCTAATGATGACTCTGTAGCTAAGTTTTTATACTTTAATGTTAATAAGTTATCTGGAAGCAATCCAAAAGTAACTGTTTTAGGTTGGGCATATAATAGAGCTATTGATACAAAATTCGAGGTCTTTAGACATGTTGTTGATACTCAATCTGAAAATACAGTTATAATTGAAGACCCTGTTGGCTTTAATTTGTCGCCAACAGATGTTTTGTATTTTACGGCTAATACAGACCAAAATAATACACAAATAACTTTAAGATTTAGCTTAAACGAATATCAGAGGTCATAATGCCAACAAATCAAGAAGGTAAACACGCATCATTCAGAGCGATAGCGGGTACAACATTAGATTATAACGGCGATAGTTTAGCGGCGTTTCAAGCTGAGGGTGCTACATCTAATAATTATAATGAGGCTTTTATACAATGGTTGCAAATTCGCAATAGTAGCTCATTAACTGATTTAAATGATTTACAAAATGAATTTGCACTAGCTAATGGTTTTAGTAATTGGCAGAGTGTTAATACTATTAGTGCCTTACCTTAACTATTTGATTGTTATTTCAAAATAGTATATAATATAATTGAACACCGTCGGTGCAATCATTATTTGTAGTTTAATAAAAGTCAATCAAGGTTGAGATGGCAAAAGCTCGTAGTGTTGCAGAATGGTTTAATCTTATAAATAAGCAACAAGCTGTTTATCAAAATTATCTCAAAAAAGCACAAGACATTAATAACATTTATCGTGGATACAAAGGTAACTTAGACATCTACAATAGTGATGCGACCGCTTTTAATCAATCTGTTAGTAGTTATAATTTATTATACTCTAACACACAAATGATGATGCCTATCCTTTATAATCGCACCCCAGTTGCAGAATGTAGAGCCGAAAAGTCATTTGATAGACCTGCAAGGGTTGCATCAGAAGTTTTAGAAACTGCAATTAACAACAGTATTAAATCCTATAGTTTTGATTCTGTAATTAAATCAGCGGTTTTAGATTATTTATTAGGTGGTACTGGTTTAGTACGTATTTGTTACGACCCTATATTTGAGAAAAACGAATATGGTGAAGAAGACAAAATGTACGAAGAAGTTAAGTGTGAATACTTAGACTGGCGTAACGTTACGTTTGGTGCTGCTAAAAAATGGTGTAATGTTCCTTGGGTTGCTATTAAAGGGCTTGCTAGTAAAGACGAAATAACGGAAATGTTCGGGGCTTCTATTGCTAATAAGTTGGATTATGGCGAACATTCAATCCATTTACAGGAGCAAAAATATAATAATTACGATGGTAATGAAGAGCGTCAAGAAACCCTAAAAGATACCGTTGAAATATATGAAATATGGGATAAGGATAATAAAGAAGTATTATTTATTTGTAGTCAATTACCAGAGCCTTTAGATAGAACAGAAGACCCATTAAAATTAGAATGCTTTTATCCAATACCGGAGCCATTATTTAGTGTAACAACTAATGATTCATTAATTCCTATACCCTTATATGTTTATTATGCTGACCTACAGGAAGAGTTAGAAATTATTAGTACACGAATTAGATTTCTAATAAAAGAACTTAAACGTCGTGGTGTTGCTAATGGTGGAATAGACAATATTGATGATATAATTAATGCTCGTGATAATCAATTTGTACCTATTGCAAATTGGAATAGATTTAGCGAAAAAGGTGGAATACAAGCTGTTATTGCTGAAATGGATATAACAAGAATAGCAGAGGTTGTTCAAGGTTTATATCAACAAAGAAATGAGATTAAACAAACCATCTATGAGATTACAGGGCTTGCTGATATTATGCGTGCTCAAACAGACCCTAGAGAAACTTTAGGGGCTCAAAAACTAAAAAGTAACTTTGGTACATTACGTATATCTTCTATGCAACGTGAAGTTCAGCGTTTTATTAAAGATATTTATTCTATTATTGGTGAGATTATTAGTGAGCATTATTCTGTGCAATCTGTAATGTTAATCACGAACGAACCAGAAGAGGTAGTTAGATTATCTTTAGAAAAGTTTTTACGTAACCAGACACCACGCCAAGTTAGTATTGATATTGAAACAGATTCTACAATTGAAGCTAATGAAATGGAAGAACAAGCTAAGGCTGTTGAGTTCACTTCTGCTATATCGCAACTATCACCACAATTACCAGAGATGGCACAAACATTCGGTATTGATTTTACAGGTGAGTTGGTAACTTCTGTTTTACGTAAATTTAAGTTATCCCGTGGATTAGAGCAAGCATTAGAACAACAATTAAATAAATTAAAAGAACAACAAAGACAGGCTGAGGAAAACCCACCACCACCACCACCAGACCCTGATATTGTTAAGGCTGAGATGGATATGCAGAAGTTCCAAGCTGAATTACAGTTCAAACAACAACAGTTACAAGCCAATACACAAATAAAAGTTGCTGAATTAGAGTTAAAACAACAACAATTGCTTGTTGATGCTAATAAAACTGAAAGCGATATTGAGATGAATGAGTTTGATAAAGCGTTAGATGCTGCAAAGCTAACACTTGAGCAGGAAAAAATTAAAATAGAGGGTGCTAATCCTAATGTTAATACGGTGGTAGGTGTATGATTTTAACAGACTTAGAATGCGAACAAAGATGGGTTAGTAAAAGCCCAGAAAATCCGATAGTTATTGATAGTGACGAGGGTAAGCAAGTTATGGAATGGTTAGATAAAACTATTAACCAGAAAGTTGAACATCAAAAGCCACACTATATCACTTTTTTTAAACCATTTCAGAGTCCAGTGGATTTTTCTATGATTAATAATACACAGGATTTGAAAAATCATAACCGCCAGCATAATGTAGAGCAGGTGGGTAATGAGTATGTTAATAACGCAAATAAATATAAATAGGTAGATAATGACTGATATTTCCCCTGAGGTAGAGTCTACTGTAGAAACTACAGAAACTTTAAGAGACACTTTACTAAAAAACTATCAAGATTCACAAGTAGAAGAAAAACAGGAAGCACAACATATTGAAGAGGAAGAAGTACAGGAACAAGATAATATAAAGGAAACTAAAGAGGAACAAGAAGAAGTTAAAGATACTCCTGTATTAGATATTTATAAAGCACCAACCAATTGGAATGCAGAAGAGAAAGAATTATTTGATAACTTGCCTGATGATTTAGAATTAGAAGATGGCAAAGTTATACCAATAAAAGAGATTTTGACTAAGTATGACAAATCCCGTAATGCTGACTATACCCGCAAAACGCAGGAATTAGCAGAGCAAAAAAAGGAAGTCAAAGGCTTAGTTGATTTGTTAGAGCCGTATAAGGGTGAATTTGAGCAACAAAAAGTTAATCCAGTAGATTACTTCCGTGATTTAATGAATACAGCTACAGCGTTGCACAAAGACCCTGTTAATACGGTTAAATTAATTATGGATAGGTTCGGAGTAACACCCGATAAATTAGGAATAACGGCTGATTTGCAAGAGGCTGACTCCTTAAATGAAGAAGATGATTACCTGACTGACCATGAGCTGAAATTAAAAAACGAAAATAAACAATTAAAGGAGCGTTTAGACAAGCTAGAAAATAAATTCAATACTGAGCAATCCAATTCCCAAATAGAAAAGGAAAATGCACAAGTTGAGAATGTTATATCAGAGTTTGAAAATGCGAAAGATGAAGATGGGCAGTTGAAACACCCTTATTTTTCTAATGAAGAAGTGAAACAAGAAATAGCTGTTTTACTTGGCACTGGTAATAATTTAGAAGATGCTTATAAAAAATCCCCAACAGTAAAGCGTTTGGAATTTGAAGCTAAGAATAAAGAAACACCAGAGCAACAGGCGACTAGAAAAAGAATGGCAATCAATCAAGCTAAGAAAGCATCTAGACGTGTTGACAGCACTATGATTGATGAAGATTTATCGGCTAAAAGTCTAAGAGAGCATTTAATGGTTAATTTTCAAAGACAAAATAATAATTAAAGGTAATAATTATGGTTTCTCCTAATTTAAGTGAGATAGTAACTACCACATTACGTCAAAGACAAAAGACGCTTGCGGATAACGTTACTAATAATAACGGTTTACTTGTTCGTCTAAAAGAGAAAGGTAAAATCGTTACTGTTTCTGGTGGTCGTACTCTTGTTGAGCCTTTGGCATACGCAGAGAATGGCAACTATCAATGGTACAATGGGTATGAAGTATTAAATATTTCACCTACTGATATGATTAGTGCAGCTGAATATGATTGGAAACAAGCTAGTTCTGTTGTATCTATGAGTGGTTTAGAAGAGTTACAAAATAACGGTTCTGAGGCAATAATTGACTTATTAAATAGTCGTATTGATATCACAATCAACACTATCAAAAATAACCTTTCTGAGGGTATTTATTCTGATGGTACTGGTTCAGGTGGTAAGCAAATCGGCGGTTTACAATTGCTTGTTGCTGATGACCCTACAACTGGAACAGTTGGTGGAATTGACCGTTCTACCAATACATTCTGGAGAAATAGTTTTGTAGATTATGGGGCAGTTTCTGCCACTACTTCTGCAAACGTTATTTCACGTATGAACTCAATGTATAATTCATTAGTTCGTGGTAATGATGTTCCAGATTTAATTGTAGCTGATACAAACTACTTTGGTTTCTATCAAGACGCATTACAATCTCAACAACGATTTGCAAGTCCAGATTCTAAACTTGCTGCTGCTGGGTTTATGGTGCTTAAATATGCTAATTCTGATGTAATTCTTGAGAATGGTTCAGGTATTTCAACTGACCATATGTATTTCTTAAATACTGATTATATTAATTTAGCTGTACATTCTAATAGAAATATTACACCACAAGATTCTAGAACTCCAGTTAACCAAGATGCAATGGTTATTCCTGTGTTATGGGCTGGTAATATGCGTTTAAGTAATGCTTCTTTACAAGGTGTAATTTTTGAATAATAAGTGAGGTTAATATGACTTTTTCAACTGATGGAAAGTTAGGTATAGATTTTACGCAAGTAGATACTATACCTACACAAACACTTGGCGCAACAGCAATTGCAAATGATGGTAGTGAGTACATTTATGGACAAGCTAACGGTGCATTTACTTTAGGTGCTGGGCAAGTAGTACAAATCGAAACTACAGGTAGTATTTTCGATGGTACTTTAATTTCAACTACAACTTCTGCATCTTCTCGTGGTGATTTAGTTGGTGTTGTTCAGGCTGTAATGGCAGATAATGAGTATGGTTGGTTTCAAATAAGAGGCTTATGTACTGTTTATGTATTAGCAAGTTGTGCTGCACATACACAACTTAATACGACTGCTACAGGTGGACAATTAGACGATGACGCTACTGTTGGAGCAGAAGTAATTGAAAACTTGTACACACTTACTGCAAATGGTGGCGGTGGTGCGGCGGCGGTTGCTGCTTATATCTCTAACGCTCCTTATGTAGGTGCTACTCTTTAACGGTTAGGGGGTTAACGCCCCCTTTCTTATTATAATTAATAAATAGGTATAATATGGTTTCCCCAAACTTACTAGATAGTACAAATGCTGGTTTAAATGCTAGATTTTACAATAAAACAAAATACGGACGTGACGAGAACAATAATGAGATTGAAATAGGAGAAGTTGAATATGTTTGTATTACTAAAAATCTAACAAACCAAATTATATGGGACGGAAAAGCATCAGATAAACATAAGCGTGATTTTTATATTGAATATCAAGGGTTCAAGGGCAACACTAGCCATGAACACGAGGAGGCTTTAGATTTTAAAAATATTGAAATTGACCGTGGTACTATTGAGATATTGCAAAAAAGACAGATTAAAAATATTAGACAATTAGCAGCAGTACCAACAGAACAAGCACACAGGCTTGGCACAAGAGGTCAAGAAATGGTAATGATTGCTAAGAAATACATGGAACAATTAAAAGTTAAGCTTCAAGTGTTAGAAGTAACACAAGAAAAAGATAAAACAATTGAGCAGTTAATGAAGCGTATTGAAGCTTTAGAATCTGCTAGTAAACCTAAGAAAAAGGTAAAAAATGACCTTATTGACGATAGTACAGAACTCAGCTAAAAGAACTAGATTATTTGAATCTCCTAGTTTTGTGGTTGGTAATAATACAGATGAAACTGCACTAGCACAACAGTTGTTATTTGAGGTTGGAGAGGAATTAAAAAAAGCCTATAATTGGCAATTCCAAACCAGACAACAAACATTTAACACTGTTGCAAGTCAGTCACAATATGAATTATCTACTATTGTCACAGATAACGATTTTGCAGCATTTGTTGGTAACACTATGTATGACCGAACTAACAATAGGTATTTACAAGTTGTTACCACTGCTGGCTGGCAAGGTAGACAAAGTACAATAGGAGCTAGTGCGGGTATTACAAAAGTTATTACTATCTTTGAAGATGCTATTAATGTTTACCCAACACCTGATAGTATAGATACTTATGTATTTAATTATCAAAGTGCCAATTGGATTAAAGATGGTTCTACAAGAATTAGTGATTTTGATGATGATACAAACACTTTTACTTTTAACGAGCATTTATTATACCTTGGTTTGGTTTATAAATTACGTCAAGAATATGGTTTGCCTTATGAAGATGAATTACTAGCATTTGAGCGTAGGGCAGAAGCAGAAGCAGAGAATAATAGAATTAAGCAAACTGTGGGCGGTAATTGGTATAATGGTAGGTTTATGATTAATGTACCTGATACGGGGTTTGGCGTATGACAATAAGAAGAATATCATCACAAAGAGTATCACAGCAACGTAATACTTTATCACAGAAAGTTGATTTACCAGCTCCTGTTGGTGGATTAAATACTCGTGATAATCGTGGTGATATGGAAATTACAGACGCAATAATCTTGCAAAATTGGATTCCTGCAAATGAGGCTGTAACCTCACGAGATGGCTATAGTGTATGGGCTGATGATGTAAGTGGAGAAGTTGAGTCATTAATGCCATATATTAGCGGCACTACAAGTCAATTATTGGCTGCAAGTGATGGTAATATTTATGAACTAGATACTATTGCAAGTGGAACTTCCACATCTATTGCAAGCGGTAAAACTAACGCAAGATGGCAACATGTAAATTTTAATTCTTATCTATTGATATGTAATGGTGAAGATGCTCCATTAGGTTGGGATGGTAGTAGTTTCACAACACTTACTTATAGTGGTGATTTAAATACTTATGGTGAGGAAAAAATGGACGGTATCCACGCACATAAGAATCGTGTGTATATGTGGGATACTGACACTAGTAATTTTTATTATGGCGGTACAGATGCAATACAAGGGGCTTTTTCTGTCTTCCCTTTAGGGGTTGTATCAGATACTGGTGGTAATCTTATTATAATGCAGACTATATCCTTTGATAGTGGGTTTGGTGTTGATGATTTAGCAGTATTTATATTGTCTACTGGTGAAACATTATTATATCAAGGTAGTGACCCAAGCGACGCTAGTAATTGGAGTCTGGTTGGTAAGTATATGTTACCACCGCCTTTAAGTGTTCGTTCTGCTGTTAAGTTTGGCGGTGATGTAAAGGTAATTACACAAGCTGACGCAATATCTATTATGGAGTTTATACGTTCTGAGGGTACACAAACAGCAACTAAAAGACTTTCTAAAATAAGTGGCTCAATTAAAACTGAATCTGCACTAAATAAATCTAAATACGGTTGGCAGGCTATATGGCATAGTGCAATTGATTTAATTATATATAACGTACCTAATACAGAGGGTGAAACTTATGTTCAATACGTGACAAATACATCAACGGGAGCTTCAAGTAAATTTACTGGTTGGAATGCTCGTTGTTTTGCTTTGTGGAATAATGAACTATATTTTGGTGGTGATACTTTTGTGTATAAAGCATTTGATACTGATTCGGATAATGGGTCTGATATTAGTTTAATTGCACAACCTGCATTTACCACGTTAGGAATATCCAGAGATAAAAGAATTATAGGGCATGAGCAGTTATTAGGGTCTGATGGCAATATTGATGTTGGGCTATCTATTGCTTTTAATTATGGCGACACTTCAACCCCTAGCACATCATCATCTCCTGTATCTGGTGCATTATGGGACGTGACATATTGGGACACTGCACAATGGTCAGGAGCAGGTGAAGTACGTATTAAAAGATTCTTAATTACAGGTACTGGATTATCAGTTTCTGCAAAAACTAATATTAAAATAAGTGGACAAACTTTAACATGGTATAGAAGTACCTATATATTTGACGTTATGGCTACAAGATGATATAATGTTAATATATAGGCACTTCTACCGAAGCAAGCAATAATTAAAATAGGTATGAAGTGCAATCAAGAAAGTATATCCCAGAAAAAGATTATCAAATAGCAGTTGATTGGTGGAGTGGTTATAAATGGATTGTCCCTATGCCACAAGAATGCTTACCAACGACTGGTATTGTTGTTAAAGATAATGATAAACCTTTATGTATGATGTGGGTTTATGGAACTAATAGTGCTGTTGCACTTGTTGGTTTTCCAGTCTGTGACCCACACTTACGAGGAGGTATTCGAAGTGATGCAATAAAAATGTGTATTGATTGCTGTAATGAATTAGCCAAAGAAATGGGATTTAGTATAGTTTACACTTATCAAAGTAACGATAATCTTTTAGAGAAATTTAAAGATAACGGATTTATGGTTGGTGATACTAAGATTACTAACATGTATAAGGGGTTATAATGGGAATAGGATTAGCAGTAGGCTCAGTGGCTGCTGGTATTGGCGGTAGTTTACTAGGTAAAAAATCAGCAGGTTCTGAAGCAAGAGCGGGTAACCAAGAGGCTAATTACGCAGCTAATAGACAACTTATAAATCAAATCACACCAACAGGCAGTGTGCGTTATGGTTATTATGATAATGAGGGTAATTTTGTACCTGATACAGGAAGTGAGTGGACAACAGTAGCACAAGTATCAGAAAGCCCAGAAGTTGAAGCGGCTAGAAAGAGAAGTGAGCAAATAACCCAAATGGGGCAGGAGAGTTTAATTAATACTCTACAGTCTGGTATTACAACTAATTTACCTAATGTCCGTAGTGCAGATGTTATAAGGGGGATATTACCAGCTGCATTAGCTAGTGATAAAGATTTACCAACTTTTACAAATAAAGAATTTACTCAACGAATATCGCCAGACCAATATGGTGCTGAAATATCACGATTAGAAGATGCAACCTTTGAAGCTGTAAGAAATAGATTAGACCCCACATTTAGAGAGCGTGAAAATAGATTAACTCAACGATTATCTGATATGGGTATTCCTATGGGTTCAGCTGCTTATGAAAGAGAGATTCAGAAACTACGACAATCCGAAGATGACGCATTAACTCAAGCAGGATTTCAAGCTGTACAGGCTGGAAGAGGTGAGCAGGATAGGTTGGCTAGATTAGGTTTTGCGGAGTCAGCACAAACTGCAGCTGAAAGAGGACAGTTAGCTAGTGAAAGGCAGCAAATATTCGGTGAGCGTAGAAGTGTATTAGATGATGCTTTAAGAAAGCAATTATCACTTGCAGGATTAGAGCAGCAAGCAAGACAACAGCAACTTTTGGAAAATGTACAAGGTCTGAGTGTTTACAGCCCGTTAGCAAGTGGGCAGGTATTTACGCCATTAAATTTAACGGGTGCTAGTCAACAAGTATTCCAACCTAATGCAACAGGCGGTTCTTATTCTGCAAATGCACTAGGTAGCTTATCTAGTATTTTAGGTAGTGCTGCTGGTGGTATGGGAGGGGGTGGCGGTACTCCAGTGCAAGGGCTTCCGTGGTTAAATCAGTAGGTATATAAAATGGCAACAACACAAGAATTAATCGCAGCACAATTAATGAAAACTGGAGGGGATAGAAATGTTGACCCGTTATCAAGGGGGCTTGCTTCTTTTCTAGGTGCTAGGAAATGCGTCAAGAAGAGGATAGGCAACAAGAGTTAAAAGCGACACAGCAGAATGCATTAATTGAAGCTTTAACTGCATCAGGTGCAGACCCTACAGCAACAAAAGCTATTGCATTAAGTGGTGGTACGCAAGCATTGCAAAACGCATTAGTTAGTAGATTAAAACCAGTAGACCCTGTAACTTTATCACAAGGACAGCAATTAGTTAATCCAGTTACTGGTGAAATGATAGCAGGAGTTGCTCCTACACCAATTTCATTGTCTGCTGGTTCATCATTGTATGACCCTACAACCAATAAACGTATTGCACAAGCACCAGAATCACAAGCTACTATGCAAAAACTACAGCTAGATCAAGATAGATTAAACCTTGATAAGCAAAAGGCTATTTTGGATTATCAAAGCAAAGTTTATGATAGAAATAAAGAAATAGAAAAACAACAAAAGGAGTTAAATTCTAAACGTGTTGGTGGTTATGAGTTACAAGAGGGTTTTGAGCCATCTTCTACTGATGTGACTAATTTTAAGAAAGCGGTTTCTGCTAATAAAAATATCCAAACAAATCTGAATAAACTTGAAAAATTATTTAAAAAGCACGATACAGAGCTTTTACCTACTAGGGCGGCATCACAAATGAAGCAATTAACAACAGCGATGATGTTGGAAGCAAAAGAATTATTCAACCTAGGTGTATTGCAAGGGCGTGATGAAGAGATTTTAATGGATTTAATTCCAGACCCTACCACTTGGGGTGCGAGTTTATCAAATGATGTACAAACTAAACGTAAGATACAACAATTTAGAGCTATTATTGATGATAGTCTTGCACAAAGAGCTGCATTGAATGGATACAAACCTAAAAAACAACAAACAGCGACTAAGAAAGAATTTACTTATAATCCACAAACTGGAGAGCTTGAATAATGGTAATTAAAGTAAATCTTCCTGATGGTTCTTCTGCTAATTTTCCAGATGGAACACCACCTGAAACTATGAAAGCGGCAATACAATCAATGTATGCTAAAAAAGAAGATAAAGGTTTTTTACAAAAAACAGGTGAAACTATAGAGGATTTTACAAAATCAGCAGTGACAGGGTTAGCCGAATTGCCGTTGAATGTTGCGGCATTAGCTACTGATGTAGCGGGGGCAACTGGTGGGGAAACTAACGCTCCTGCTACTGATGATGGGCTGAATATATTAGGTAGGTTTTCACAAGGTTTAGGGTTTTTAGGTTCTGTTGGTGAAGATGTAACATCATTAGATTTAGGGTTCAAAAACACAAGAGAGTTTATTAATAATCCTGAGTTACGTAATGCTTTGCTTGAAACAGATACAAAGCAACTAGGCGAGTCAATTAAAAATTCATTACGTGAAGTTGATAAAATACAAAAAGAAACTTCTGAACGCAGTCCTATTGCTTCTACAGTTGGTGAGGTTGGTGGGCAAATAGGGCAATTAGCAGCATTACCAGCGGCAGGAGTTGCAAGGGGTGCAAAAGGATTGGCTGGGGCTGGTACTCTTTTTGGGGCTGGATTTAATGCACTGGAAACCCCTTTAGAAGAAAATTTAACACCAGAACAATCACTAGAGAAAAGGCAAAGCCAATTTATTACTGGTGGATTAGGTGGTGGTGC